GGTCATCTGAGGCAGAGAGGCACGGCCTCAGGGTGGGGGGGGTATCGTCCGGCGCCGCCAGCGCTCGCCCAACGGCGTCAGCGCCCGCGTGACGCGATCGTGCATCGCGTCGTGCTGCGCCTGGCACAGCGACAGCAGGTTCCACAGCTCGTAGGCGTACTCGGGATAGTCCTCCGCGGGCCAGACGTGATGCACCACGTTGGCTTCCACGACCTTGCCGTATCGCGCCGACTCCCGGCACAGGTACCCGTCACGCTTCAGCGCCAGCTTCCGGACGGCCTGCCACCGCTTGTTGCGGCTGGAATAGTCAAAGCCCATGAGCCACCTCCAGGCAAAACAAAAACGCCAGAATCCGAACACAAGCCATCATGGCTCAGTTCTGGACTCTGGCGTCAAGCGCTCTGGTCTTACCCTCGATATGCAGGAGGATCTCCGTTTTGCATCGGGAACAGTACGCCGGGAAGTTATCCGCGCTGGTGTCCCGTCTCACCCTCGCAAGCCGCGGGTTGCCGCATTTGGGGCAAGTGACAAATCCTCGGCTATCTACATCAAGTCTACCACATTGCGATGTGACTCGCAAGGCCTTTCGCCTCCTTTTCTCACTTTGTCCATAAATAAGTCGTAGCGTTACAAGTAATTACTAATAGTAGAAGCATAATTATAATTTCTTTGATTTAATTATAAGCGCTTACGCTTTCGTGTCAGTCTCCAGAAACTGGTACGTTCCGGGCTTGGGCGCGGCGATCCAGTCGGAGTACTCCATCAGCGGGCTGGACTGGCCGCCCACCTTGCGCACCGGCGCGGCCTCGAAGCCCGCCCAGAACGCGTCCTTGGGAACGCCCGGCCGCCGTGCCTGCACCCGCACCGTCGGCGGAGGGATCATGCGGCGCATCTCCTTGGCAGCGCCCCACCGGTGCCGTCCCAGCGGAATCATCCGGTCAGGCTTGCACAGATAGTGCGCCAGCCTGCGGTACCCGTCGTCCTGACACAGCACCGGGTACTCACGATAGCCCGGATTGACGAAGCCGTAGCGCCACAGTTCTGTCACCGCCTCCAGCGGGAGCTCCTGCTCGTCGGCCACAAAATGGAGGTGCCAGCGATCGTGCTCATGGCCCGCCTCCACACCGTAGACGTAGCGCCGCACCTCCGGATATCGTCGGCGCACCCGCCTGACAAAGGCCGCCAGCCGCCGCTTGGCGCCGTCGAAATCCTGCGGCAAATCTGCGTCCCGGAACGTCAGCACATAGTGCGCGCCGGAGAATTCAAACAAAGCAAGGTACAGCTCCAGTTTCTGTTCGCTTTTGCTCCAGATCATAGGGTCGGAGGAGGGCGAGCCGCAGCATTGCTGCCGGGCCGCCCACTCCACGCGGCTGATGCGGTCGGTGGTATAGGTCTTGGTCAGCGGGCCCGCCCGCTGCGTCACCACGCACAGACGAGGGCCCTTACTCATGGGCCACCTCGCCATACAGGGCACGGTGGAGGAGGTCAGCGGCGCACTGACGGAATGTCGCCTCATACGCCACCGCGCAATTCGCCGCTACAATGCGGAGGCTGGCTTCCCAGCACTCCAGATCTCGTCGGTAAGAGTCGCGAGCGATTCGCGCCGCCCTGGCCGCCTCATTGCACTCGCCGCGAGGGAACCCACACGCCATCAGCAGCTTGATGTATCGTTTTCGGGTCATCCCTCACCCTCCTTTGCCGCGATCTCTGACCGGATCAGCTGCTCGGTGGCCCGGCAGACCTCTGCGTTGACACAACACACAACAACATCGCTTACGATGGAATTCACTGGCCCAAGCATAGAGGCCACCACCAAGGTTGCACTTCGACGTGCCACAGGCTCAAAGCGGTCGCACTTATGACAATAGCTTTCAACTTCCAGAGTGATCATTTTCCACCAAACACTTTCTCCGGGTACCGCACCTCCCAGGGCTGGAAGGCGCTGCCCATGATGCGCGCCAGCTCCCGGTCGATGCAGCCCTTGGTATAGTCCATATTCGCGTCGCCCTTGGCGTTCTCCAGACACAGAGAGGCGTAGGCCTCGAAGGTCTCCCGGAACTTCTCCAGAAACTCCGTGGCCCGCTTCTCGCCAAAGCCGAAGTCCTGCCCCAGCGTGATCAGGGCCATGTCCTCGCACTGCTGGATGGTGAACAGCCGCTGCAAGTGCATGTTCCGCTTCTGGTTTTCCTGCAGCTTCAGCAGGAAGCCGCTCTGCTTACCCATCGCACGTCACCTCCGGCTCGTCCGGCAGCGGCATCCAGTGGGTGACGGGCCAGTCTATCAAAATCCAATGCGTACCATAGGCACGATGCCAGACGCCGCAGCGGTCAAGGTAACACTCACCCACGAACAGCCCCGCCGTAGCGCCTAGTACACGCTCACCCGGTGCGGGCAGGCGCTCCGTCACGGAGATCCACCGGCGCTGCTCCCGCAGCACCATGATCTCATCGGCGTAGCGTGCGCAGCGGTCAACGTATTCTTGAAGCAGCTCAAATGCGCTGACGTCCAGACCGGCGCATTCCGGCAAATTTTCGCAGCCATCACAGGTGCGGCACCCGACATCAAAACGGAAATGCAGGGCCTCAAGCACCGCATTCAGCCGATCCATCTTCATTTCCTCCTTCCAGCTTATCCAGCGCGGCGGCCACCTGCCGCCACGTCTCTATGGGGAATCTCTCCCAGTCGCACATCCGGGTAAGCTTGTCGCCGTTCACGTCGCCGCCGCACAGGGCCGCCAGACGGCCCAAGCAGTCCAGCCCCTGACTGGAGCGATAGGTCACCAGCCGGTCGGCGGTCTCCAGCTTGAAGCGGGCCGCCTCCGACGCGCCGGAGGGTCGAGCCGATGCAACTTCACGCGCAGCGCTCACCGTACCCCCCCTTCCGGCGTGCCCGACTTGGGCACATCACACAACAGCGCGGGACCGACAGGCTTGGCAGCGTTCCGCAGGGCCCGCTGGGCCAGCACCAGCAGCTCGATCTCGTCGTAGCCGTTGTCCATGCCGCGATCCACCGTCCGCCGCAGGAAGTCCGCCAGCGCAGCGCACTGGTCGCGGGTCAGATCAATCGCCGTCATCGTTCTCCTCCTTTTCCGTCTCCGGCAGCCGCAGCCACCGGATCACTGTCATGTCGATATTCTTGTCCAGATTCTTGAACATCCACGCGCCACCACGCCACCGCAGGAAACTGCGCACGGGCTTTCCGCCGTCTCCGGGGTCAACGTCCGCCACCACCTCGCACGGTTCGGGCGGCGTCAGGCCGCCGGGCATCCACGCCGCCAGCACCATCTGGCCCGGCTCCGCGGATGAGACCCGCAGCTGATCCGTCAGCCCCAGCAGGTAGTCGGTGGAGCAGTGCAGCGTCCACGCCAGACTGACCAGGGTTTCCGTCCGCCGGGGAATGATCTCGCCCAGCACGTAATTGTTCACGTCCTCCGGAATGTCGCCCTGCGAGATCCGCCGCAGCGTTTCCAGCTTGGACAGAATCGCATAGCTGGACTCCAGCTCCGTGCCGTCGTCCAGCCCCGCCGCGTCGGCAGCCCGGACGATCCGCGCCGCGTCCGCCATGGCCTTCTGCACGGCCTTGCAGCAGGCCCTGGCGGCCTCCCGCTCGTCGCGATCCTTCTTGTCGGCCTTGGCCTTCTCGTAGACGGCGCGGGCCTTGGCGCACATCTCTGCGCACGCAGCACCGCACGCGCTGCCATACACCCTATGGTCACCGCCTGCATAGCACTCCACGCAGCATTTGGAGGCTTGGCAGGTCTCCCAACTTCCGCAGGTCAGGTCATGCCGAAAGAACTTGTCCTGATGAGCGCAGGCACCTCCGTCCGGGCACCGGAAGCCCACCGTGCAGTAATCGTACTGCTTGGACTTCAGCCGCTCACCCATTTTGCGGATGGCGCTGGCCGTGGGCATTTTCTTGGGGCAGACCCGCATGATCCGCTCCTGCACCTCCTGGGGCAGACCGGCCAGCGCGTCGGCGGTGTCCTCCGGCAAGCTGCCGGCGTCCCACAGGGGCTTGTAGCAGGGGGCGAGGTGGGCCTCGATCTTCTTCAGCCGCCCCAGCTTGGCCCGTTTGATGTTGCAGGCCTCCGCCACATGGTCGATCATGCGGCCGGGGAACTCATAGCCCTGCTCCTTCAGCTGATAGAAGATCTCCTCCAGCCGCAGGGCCTGCTTGGCCTTCTCGGCGCTGGTCAGCTCGCGGGTGTGAGCGTTGGCGAAGATCAGCTGCATCTCGTAGTCCAGGGCGCTCCCGCCCACCTTCCGGATGCACGGCACCTGCCGAAACTGCTCCTTACCCTCGTCCACCAGCAGCTGCAGCGCCGCCCTGCGCCGGTGGCCGGAGATCAGCACCACCACATTGTCGTCCTCGCCGGGCCGCACCAGCAGCGGCTGCTGCAGGCCCACCGTCTCGATGTCGCCGGCCAACTCGGGGATGTCCCGCAGCTCGTAGAAATTGCCGGGGTCGCTGTCGATCAGGCCGATGTCGATGTACTCGATCTGGTCGCGGCCCTCCGTTCCCGGATCGGGAACATCCCCTGCCAGCGCCCGGGTCAGCTCGCCCAGGTCGAACTTTTTCGAGGCTTTACCGGCCATCCAGATCACCTCCGTCCATCTTGGCGCCGCAGTTGGGGCACAGCGCAGGGGTCTCAATGTACTTGCTTCTGACTTTGCAGGCAGAGCAAGTGCCACACAGGCATCCCTTGATAAGCCTGTTAGGACCGAGAAATTCCCACCGCCCATGCACCACCGGCGCCACGTCGGCAGGAGGCTGACGCTTGACGTACCGCGTCAGTGTCTGTGCGATGATCTCGCCCATTCCGCGATGATCTACGGCGGCGGAAAGATCATCAAGCAGCTTCTCGCGATCAATGTAGTCAGCCATCAGCCCGTCACCTCCCCGTCCATCTTGGCGCCGCAGTTGGGGCAGTAGTTGCCGCCCCGGACATAGATTGCCATTGCGTATGCCTCGTGGCTACAGTTGCTGCATTTGACAAGTTCAAACGACTCAGAGCAGTCAACGTAGCGGGAATGACGCCATTCACCATGTATCACCGGCGCGTACTCCGCCAGTTCCTCAGCGTGACAGGGACCCTGAACGCAGACGCCGTCTGCCGCGATATCGCAGGAACCAAACCCATCGATGTTGTGCTTGCATATCTTGATTGATTCCGCCATCAGCCCGTCACCTCCTCGCCCAGATACTCCTTGACCCATGCCCGGTAGTCCTGCGCCGCGTTGCTGCGGGGACTGTACTCGTCCAGCGGCTGCTGGGCCATGGTGGAGCCGTCCACGGGGCTCGACCACCGGATCACCGTGTCGAACACCTTCAACCCCCGTGCGTTCCGCAGCACCTTCTCGCCCGCCAGCACGGCGTTATCTTTGCGCCACTGGGTGATCAGCACGCCGTCGATCCCGCCGTTGCCCGCGCTGACCATGGAGCGCAGCTGCGCCCGGAGCTTGGCCACGCCCCGCAGGGAAAAGCCGTCCACTTTGGTGGTCACCACCACGCCCTCCGCGGCGTTCAGGGCGGCAACGCTACCGGCGCTGAAACCGGGCGGGCAGTCAAAGATCATGTAATCCACGCCGTCTTCCGCCGCCGCGTCCCGGAAGTCCTCAAAGGCCTTGATGGACACGCCCTGCCCCGCCTTGATGGCGGCGATGTCCAGCGTGTACAGGGACGAGTCCGCCGGCAGCAGCGACACCAGACCGTCGCTGCCCAGCGGGATCACGTTGTCGCTCCACAGCGGCTCGGCGTCGCCCATCAGCAGGTCGGTCACCGTAATGCCGCCATCTTCCAGCGCGTCCAGCGCCGCCTCCTGCAGGTAAAACTCCGTCAGGTTGGCCTGGCCGTCGCAGTCTACCAGCACCACGCGCCTACCGGCCCGCCGCAGCACGTCGGCCAAATTGAGGGCCGTGACCGTCTTGCCCACGCCGCCCTTCAGGTTCATGATCGCTATTGTTCTCATTCAGCATCATCCTTCTTTCCGCCCGGGTCAGGCGTACCGCCTCCCGGTATGTATAATTTTTCGTGCGCCGCTCCACCACCGCGAAGCGCAGCTGCGGATGGATCCACACCACCCGGCCCGGCACGGGCTTGCTCTTGATCTCGCCCGTCACGCCGGCGCGGTTGCAGTACGGCACGAACATGATCTTGCCGCCAATCTCCATTGGCCACCTCCTCAAAACGGCATCGTGCCGTCGTCCTGGATCTCTGTCAGCTTCACCTGGCCGGGGACGGGATCGCCGCGCTTGGCGGCCCGTTGGGCCTGCCTGGCCTTGGCTAGATCGGAAAACTTGCGCATCAGCGCCCGACCGTCCGGCCCGGCCATGACGGACATGCGCTGCTTCGCGCCGTCAAAATGCATCGGGATAGGCAGCAGCAGTCGACCCTCCTTCTGCTTCGCCAGCTTCAGCATGCGCATGCCGTCCGCCTGCTCCTGATCACCCACCTCGAAGCCGTAGCACTTTCCACCTACCTCCGGCTTATAGAGCATCATGATGACGTCAGCATCCTGCTCCAGCTGGCCGGTCTCCTTCAGATCGTGCATGGTGGGCTCGCGCCATTTGCCCTGCTTCTCCGGGCGGGAAAGCTGTGCCAGCTCCACCACCAGCGTGCCGCTGTTCTGGGCAAACATGTGCATGGAGCGGGACACCGCCGCCATGGCCTGCGTCTGCCCCAGGCGGGGATCCGTCTCCGGCGCGATCAACTGCACGTAGTCCACGAAGATCACGTCGAAGCCATACGACCGGCTCAGTGCCTGAATGCGGGAGGCTGTCATGCCGGAGCCCCGGATCAGCGTCAGACGGCGACCTGTAAAGTCCCGTCCACCCTCGGCCACCCGCTGCCAGTCGCCGTCCTTCAGCTGCTGCCGCTTGATGGAGGTGAGGTCCACATCGATGGCAGCGGCTACCAGACGGTCGGTCAGCTTGGCCGGATTGGTCTCCAAGCTGAAGAAGCCCACGTTGTAGGTCTGGGCCATGTGATAGGCCATTTGCAGCGCCAGCAGCGTCTTGCCACTGGAGGGCTCGCCGCCCACGATCACCACGTCGCCCCGCTCCGTGAATGTGACGGCGTCCAGCTCGCGGATGCCGTAGCTGACATAGACCCGTTTCTCGGCGGCGTCCTGCGTCTCCATGAAGTGCCGATAGGCGTCCGTCATCGTCCACGCCTCGACACCCCGGCTGGCGGACAGCATCTCACCCAGAGCGGCCACCTTGCTGCGGCAGCCCTCCAGCGTCGGCTCGGCCATCAGGTCGTGAGCCGTGTCTCGAATGCGGGCCATGACGGCCTGCTCATGCATGATGGCGGCGTACTCCCGCCAGTTGGCGGTGGTGGGCGTGATCTCCATCAGCTGGAGGATCCTCTGCTCACACGCCGGCCCCGCCTTGCCGCGGATGGTCACCGGATCCACCGGCTTGTCCTCCAGCAGCAGCGCCCGGGCCGCCTGATAGATCCTGCGGTTGGCGGCGTCGCAGATGTCCGCGGCGTCCACCGCCGCCAGAATGGGCGAGGCCAGCCGCTCGTCCAGCAGCAGCGCGCCCATCACGGCGTTCTCCGCCTCCAGCCAGCGCTGGGCGGGCATTACGTCGGCCACTCGTCATCCCCCCAGTCGTAGTCCATGGTGGGGGCGTCAGGAGCGGAATGCTGCGCCGCCTGCGTGACCTGCGGCACCTCCGGCATCTCCAGCACGCCGCCGTTGCGGCGGATGCTGTTGAGCCAGACGGACACGGTTTTGACGCCGTAGCCCCTGGCGTACTGCTCGTCGTACCGGAGCTTCAGCTTCAGCCACACGCCCATGTCGCGGATCAGCTCCGGCGAGGGCTTCAGTGCGTTCCATGCACGGCGGGCATCGCCCTTGTCACCCTTGCTGGTGGAGGTGCCGTCGGCCTTCTGAATCACCGGGTAAAATTTCCATAGACCCTCGAACCGATCCGGCTCCCATTCCGCCTTTTTGCCACGCTTTCCCCCTTGGGGGGTAAGGGGGGTATTATTCTCTGTATTATTCAACATATTATAGACTCCGCAATTTTGCGGAGACCCCCTCCGCAATTTTGCGGAGACCCCCTCCGCAATTTTGCGGACACCCCCCACAGCCACACCGGCGTAGATCCGCCGCTCGGTACCGCCGCCGCAGGGCGCCATTTCCACCTCAATGTGACCGGCGTCCCGCAGGGCCGAGACCAGCCGGGTCACCGACTTGGTGGCCCAGCCGAACAGCTGGGCAAAGTACTCGTTGGAGGCCCAGCAGTAGCCCTCGTTGTTGCACAGGGCCGTGATCTCGCCGTAGAGCAGCTTGGCGTTAGCGGGGATGTTGTCGTCATAGCGCACGTCGGCGGGGATCACCGCCCAGTACGCCGGACGCTCTAAATTTTCTGCCATTTTCCCAAATTCCCCCTTGCCAGTTCAGTGTTTTTCTGCTACAATGATAGTGTTCTCATTTAGCGGACTCTCTCCGCTACTGACCGCTTTTCGGTGCCAGCCGAAAGGCGGTCTTTCTTTTTGCCCAGCGATTCCGCCAGCGTGATCGTGGCCGAAGCCGCCGTCCACGCGCCGACAATGGCCGCCGCGTATAGTACCCAGTCGCCCACACGTCTCACCTCCTTTCACATGCTCCTTCCCGCCGCCCTCTGGCGGCTGTTTTCATGCCCGCACGAACCGGGCCAGCTCCTCCGCGCTGAAGCGCAGCTGCCGGTCCAGCGCCCGCAGGTCGTCCGCCGTCCACGCGCCGCTGTTGATCTTGGTGCTCATGGTGGACTCATTCAGCCCGATCTTCCGGGCCAGCACCGCCTGGGATGGGATGTCCCGCTCCGCGCACTTCATGCGGATCAGGGCGCGCCGCACCTTGGCCCGTTCCCGGCCCTCGTCCCGGATCAGATTGACCCTCGGCATGGTTACACCTCCTCCGTATACATCAGGGCCAGCGCGGCCTTAACGATGTCCGTCAGCTCCGCCGTGATGGCCAGAAACTCCGGTCGTTCCTCGTCGTCGATCACGCCGTCCTCGGCGATCTCTAATAGCCGGTCGTCCCGGTGGCTCTCGGCAAAGCGCATGATCCGCCGCACCAGCTTGATGGTGGCCGTTTCCAGCCGCTCCGGCCGGGCCTCCTGCACGCATTCCGGCAGCAATGCGCCGAACGCCTGCAGGTGCTGCACGCCCAGAAACTGCGTGTCGTAGACGATGCACATCCGGGCCACCACGTCGCCCGCAGGGATGCGCTCGCCGCCCTCATAGGCCCGCAGGCTGGTCAGGCTCACCGCCAGCCGTTCCGCGGCTGCCTCCTGGGTTAGACCCGCCGATTTTCGGGCGGTCTGATAGATGTTTCCGCCGCCATTCGCCATGGAAATTCCTCCTTCCGTCTGGTATGCTATGCTCAGGCGCTGGCCGCACCGCCCACCAACTCCTCGACCGTGCAGCCGAGAGCCTTGGACAGCGCCAGCAGTGCCGCCATGCAGGGCTTGCGTTTGCCCCGCTCGTAGTAGCTGATGGCCGCTGCCGTCAACTTGCACATCCGCCCGAGTTCGGTCTGCGTCAGTCCTTTGGCTTCCCGCCGAAGACGGATGTTGTCGCTCAATTGCACACGCTCACCTCCTTTTAACGTCTGTTAACTTGACAGGACGCAAAAACGGATGGTACAATGGGAAGAGAGAAAATGAGTAAAGAAAACCATCGTACACATCCGCGTCTGCGCGCCGGCGCCACCCGGCAGCACAGGGGCGCTTGCTCCTGTGCCACAATACCTGGGGAAAGGGTGCACATCAGGCTCGTCACGCCTGTTGTAGCTTAAAAATATCACGATGCATCGTGATTGTCAACACAAAATCATCACGCATAGTGATTTTTGTGATTGCCAACAAACTTTGCGAGGAAATTTTATGTATGATCCACAGTTTGTAGCGTTCCGCATCAAGCGCCGTGCCAAAGAATTGAAGATTCCCATGCGGACGCTGCTGCAAGATTGCGGCCTCGGTATCAACGCCGTCTCGCAGCTTGCTGGCGGCAGCATCATGTCCTACGTCTCCCTTGCCCTGATCGCCGATCGGCTGGATTGCTCCGTGGACTTCCTTCTGGGGCGCACGGAGCGCCCAGAAGTCAGTCGATAAGAGAGGTGTCAGGAAAACACTTTGGGAGGACATTGTCCCGCGGGCCTGTCCGCCCGGGGGATGGTATAAGCATAAATCCGTAATCACGGATTGTCAATAGAAAAATGCGTAATTACAGATTATTTGTAATGATGCACAATTTGCATATAGTGTGAGGGCACCATGGATAAGGAAATCTTTGTGCAAAACATAAAAATTTATTGTGCGCTGAAAGGCGTCAAACCCACGGTGGCTTGTCGTGAAAGCGGCGTGGGCACCAGCTTCATCAGCGACATAAACCGCGGGCAGATTCCGTCTGTCGCCAAGGTGCAGCAACTGGCGCAGTATCTCGGCTGCACCGTCAGCGACCTGCTGGGCGAAACAAAAGCCGCCGACCAACCGGCCGGCAGCCAAGACATGTTTATGGAGCTATACAAGAACCTTCCTCCGGATCGCCAGTTGAAGGCATATCTAGAATTACTGAATCTGCGAGGAAAAGAATAACTTTTCGTTGATTCTCGGGGGATAGTGCGGAGAAAATCTCCAGGGCCTCTGCCATCAGGTATGTACTGTTGTGCTGCTCCATGTCTACTCCTCCGTAAAAAATTATTGGAAAGGTCGTGTCAACTATGGGCATAAGATTCCGTAAAAGCATTAAACTGGGCGGCGGTACAAAGCTGAATCTCAGCAAGTCCGGCGTCGGCATTTCCACCGGCGTCAAGGGCTTCCGCGTCAGCAAGAACACCTCCGGCCGCAGCCGCGTTACATCATCTTTGCCAGGCACCGGGCTATCCTATGTCAACGAGTTTGGCAGCTCCGGCAGCTCTGGCAACAGCCAGAGCGCGCCCACCCACCACAGCCACAGCTACAGCGGCGGCGGCAGCGCGCCCTCTGGCGGCGGGGACAAGCCGCCCTTCTTCCAACGCACCGGCATCATCATCCTGCTGCTGATCCTTTTTCCGCCTGTCGGCATCTGCCTCATGTGGCGTTATATGCCGCAGATTCACGAGGGCATAAAGGTAACGCTTTCCGTTGTGTTTGGCATTCTGTTCATCTGTATGCTCGCCACGGGCGGAGGTGATGTTGTCAATGTGGATCAGCCGCCCACCCTCCGGCAGCAGGTAGACGGAGCAAAAACGCAGCCGAACGCCAAAACGCAGAAGCCGGTATTTGCGGTAGACGAGCCGAAGCCCGCACAGGAGCCGCAGGAGGCCGCCGAGCCCAAGACGGAGGTAACGACCCAGCCCGACGCCCAAACGCCGCAGGACACGCCGCAGACGGCCACACAGCCGGAAGCGCCGAAGCAGGAACAGCCCGTCCAGCAGGAGGAGTTTAAGGACGAGGAGCGCATGGTCTACATCACGCCTACCGGAGAGAAATATCACAAAAAGACCTGCCGGATGATTAAGGGAGATTGTACCGAGATCGGCATCAACGACGCCATCGCCCGCGGCTACACTGCCTGCGGTGTGTGCGGCGGCTAAACCCGTGCCCAACTTGGGCACAAAATAATTTGATAAGGCCCCGCCGTCTCCGCAACGCCGGCGGGGCCTTGCATCCGGCCCGCGCCACCATCGCTTGCCGGGTGCACGTCCAGCGTAGCAATTTTCGGTCGGGTAGGTCAAGCCCGAATCTTGGCTTTCGACAGGGCTCGACGGCCAAGATTCGGGCCGGGCCGACCCAGAAATGGGTCGAAGGGGAGAAAATGGTACAAAAGTTGCAAGAAAAATGCCGAGAGGCGCGAGACCGTCTCGGCTACACCAACCAGGACATCGCCGATGCAACAGGCATCCCCCTGTCCAGCGTCAAGAACTTTTTCGCGGCCACCAGCAAGGTGCCCGGCCTCGTTTACGCCGGGCTGATCTGCAAATTCCTGGGCGTCTCTATCGACGAGTGTCTGTGTATTACACCCGCCGAGGACACCGAAGCGCAGTTGCGGCGGCAGCTGAAAGAGGATCATATGAATAGCGAAAACCAGCGCCTGACCGAGGTCAACGGCCTGCGGAAAGAATTGGACAAAAGCCGCCTGTCGACGATCCTTGTCCTGTCCTTTCTGTGTGCCGTCCTCTCGGTGACGCTGATTTTCTACATCGTGATGGATTTCCGCATCAAGGACGCGGGTCTCATCCAGGGCGGCCAGGTGGGCGCCGGCGCGTGGGGCATCATCGCCCTGGTGGCCATCGCCTTCGGCGTCATGACCTCGGCGCTGTTCTCCGCCCTGCGCTACGCCCGCCGCATCGCCTCGGAGGAGTAGGGGAGGGGAGAGACGTGAAGATACCAAAGGCCACGAAGCTGCCCTCCGGCAACTGGAATATCAACATGATGGTCGACCGCCAGCGGATCTCCATTACCGCCGCCACCAGGAAAGAAGTGGAGCGCCAGGCCGCCGCCATCAAAGGCGGCGCGAAGCTGGCGCCCAAAAACAGTTTGACGGTGGGCGAGGCTATCGACAAGTATATTGAGAGCAAAGACGCCGTCCTGTCCCCCTCCACGGTGGCCGGGTACCGGCGCATCCGGGCAAACGCCCTCCAGGATCTGATGCTCCGCCCCGTGGACAGCCTGACGGCTCAGGATGTCCAACGAGCTATCAATCTCATGGCGCGGGACAAGTCTCCAAAGACGGTGCGCAACGCTCACGGCCTTCTCAGCGCCGCCATGGCGGTGTACCGGCCCGACCTGGTGCTCAGGACGACCATGCCGCAAAAGCAGCGCTACGACATCGCCATCCCGTCGGACGATGACGTGGCCGCCATCATGCGCTCCGCCCAAGGCGAGCCGGCAGAGCTGCCCATCCTGCTGGCCATCTGGCTGGGCCTGCGCATGTCCGAGATCCTCGGTCTCAAGTGGTCGGACGTGGACGGCGGCGTGCTGCACATCCGCCGCGCCCTGGTCGACGAGGGCGAAAAGACCACCAAGACCTACGCATCCCAGCGCGATCTGCTGATCCCGGACTACATCGCGGAGCTGCTGGCCCGCGCGCCCCACGACGGGGAACGCATCGTGCCATACACCCGCCGCGGCCTCTACGTCCGCTTCCAGACGATCTGCCGCCGCGCCGGCGTTCAGCACTACCGGTTCCACGATCTTCGCCACATCAACGCCTCCGTCATGCTGGCACTGGGCGTGCCCAACAAGTACTCCCAGGAGCGCTTGGGCCACGCCACGGACAACATGCTGCAGACGGTCTACCAGCACACGATGGCCGCCCAGCAGGTGGCCGTCGCTGCCAAGTTGGACGACTATTTCAATGTAAAATTACAGATGGAATTACATACGGAAAAGCAAGAAACACAGTAATACCAACGATTATAGCCGGATTTTCACGGGGTTCGAATCCCCGACGGGGCACCAGATGAGAAATCCGAGGAATCATGCGATTCCTCGGATTTTCTTGTATCCATGCGCCTTTGCAGCGTCCGCTTATTCCGCCGACCATGCCGATTTTAGGCCGACTATTCAGGAATTCAGCGCAAGAATTACAGATGAATTACAGACAACAGGAAAGTGTCACGTCCCCCGGTACATCCCCTGCAAGGTCTTGACCTCCGCTGCCTTGTCGATCTGCTTCTGGTGCAGATAGTCATAGACGGCTTTCATGCCCTCGGGCGGCTCGCCCTTCTCCTGCCGGTACTTCTCGATCAGCTTCGCCACCTCGGTATGCAGCATGGTCATGTGCTGCATCTCCGCGCCGGAGAGGTCAAAGAACACCTTCGACAGGTTGGGGTTGGTGTCTTTGTACTCCAGCGCACACTTGACGTACTTGTGAGCGTCACCGATCTCCTCGTCGACCATCTCGGACAGCTTCTGGATCAGCTTCATGCCGCACCTCACAGCTTCTCGGCCGTGACGGCAAGATTCTCCACCACGGCCTCGGTGCCGCCCAGAATCAGGGACAGGATGCTGCTTTCGCAGCCGCAGGCGTTGCGGATCAGCGCCGTGATGGCAAGATTCAGCGCATCATTGGCAGCGGCAGCAGTCTCTGTCGCGGTCGCGCCGATGATCTCCACGCCGTCCTTTTGGGCAGTCAGAGAGACGGCTCCTGCGGCGGTGGGCGCTACGGTGGCGCTGACGTTGACCAGATAGTAGCCCTGTCCGCACAGAGTGATGGTGTTGCCGTCCTGCTTGACGTTGCAGCCGAACCGGCGCGTGGTCACGCCGAAGGGCACGATGCCGCCCACGGCGATGGTGGGCTTGCTGGTGTTGGTGGTATAGATAGCGGATTTGCTCATAATAATCCCTCCTCAAAATAATACGGGGCAGCTGTTGCCGCCCCGCTTGCCTCGCCTGAAAGGGCGCACTGGTTGTTGCAAATTATGCAACAACTCACACGTTGCCGCAGCCGCAGCCGTTGCCGCAGAAGGGGGACATGCCCGCGTTATAGGTGTAGCCGTTGGGATAGCGAACTACGCCGTACATGCGGTTGTCCATCTCCAGACTGGCGATGCGGGCGGACTGCTCCGCGATCCGCTGCTCCAGCTGGGACTTCTCCAGCGCGGCGAACTTGGCCTCGATGTTGGCGTTCACGCCGTCGATGGCCCGCTGCGTGTTGCAGCAGCACTCCGCCAGCTGTGCCTGGATGCCGTTGCCGGTCTGCATGATGGTCATGTTGGTGCCGCTCTGCGCCAGCGCCATCTCCTTGCCCAGCTGGCCGACGTTGCCCTGCATCTCGTAGCCGAGGTTGCAGATGCCGTTGCCGATATTGGTCAAGCGGTCGTTGATCTGGCCGAACTGCTGGCCGAAAAGGATCTCCTGCTGACTGGCTGCCGTGGCGTACTGGCCGAACTCTCCCTGCCGGTTCCAGCCGTTGTTGCCGAAGCCGAACATGAAGAGAAACAGTACGACGATCAGGAACCAACCGGAACCCCAGCCGTCATTGTCCGCGCCGCGAGTGACGGCGGCGATATCGGACAGGCTCATATTCTCACCCATGTGTGTTGCTCCTTCCTTCAGATTTTATATTGATAATCCGTGTCGACCCGGCTTATCTCAGAAATTGCGCAAACATCTTTGCTTGTTCTTGCAAGCTTGCAAACTGCTCTTTGCTCATTTGCCCGGAGGAAAGCAAGCGGTTGATCTCCGCCTCTGCTTTCTGCGGCGTCATGCCTGCCGCGAACTTCCGAAACTCCGCCACCATCGCCAGCGGATTATTCGGTCTTGTTCTGCCGCTTAACATCTGCATCATCGGGTTTGCCACTCAGCATCTCCTCCAATCTTTTCACGCGACTTTCCAGACTGTTGACGTCCACCACCGGCGCAGGCTGGTACGGGGCTACCGAATACGGCGTCACCGTGGCATACCCCGCACCGTCCGTTGTTTTGAGCCACACAATGGGGTCATGCTCATCCATCAGCAGGGCGGAGCTGTTGGGAGCCATTCTGAACGCCTCTGCGCCGCCTTGGCCGTTGACGCGGGTAACTTGCCCCATAAACGCCTGCGGGCCTCCTGCGGCGCTCTGAGGGCCGCCAGAAGGGTATCCGTAAGGGCTGCCGTAACCCATCGGCTGGTAGGGATTGAAATATGCCATGTCCGCACCTCCTTGTTGATAAAATTGTACAGCAAAACCCGCCAAACAAAACGCCCAGAAATGGCCTTTGTTTGGCGGGTTGCTTATGTGTTTTTAACGTAGTCTGCGAGTTTCTGATAGGCGCGGCGGCGCAGCTTGCACAGGCCGTCCACGCTCAAGTGGAGCTTGTTGGCGACGTGAGCGTAGCTCTGGCGGCGCACGTCGCACTCGATGATGCAGTACGCCTCGTCGCCCGGCAGCTCCAGCGCGGCGATGAACTTCACCGCCCGCTGGGGCGCCATAGACTGTAGTTTCGCGCGGATAGCTCGATGTGTCGGATTCATGCTGATTCCCACGCCGTGAGCTTGCGGAGCTTGCGCGGAGGCGGAGGGCGGCGAATTGTAGCCTCGCGCCTCGCTCAGATGTAATTTACACCCTCACTTCGGTGATGAACGCCTCGGGCAGCACTTCGCGCACCTTCGCCAGATACGCTTCGGCGTTAGCCTTGCTCTCAAACGCGCCCACCTGCACCCGGTACAGCGTGCCCGAATCGGGCACCGGCTCCGGTTCAAGGTCGATCTGCTTGTCCGGCGCGATGTACGAGATGCCGAAGAACTCGCACACCGCCTGACAGGTCTGCTCCGCGATGGCCTCCATGTTGTCGATGAGCCACTGAGCCTCCTCCGGATTGTCGTGGAAACCGAACTCCGGCAGCACGGCGGGCATGGTGGGTGCCCGCAGCTCGTAAAGGCGCGTGTCCTCGATCAGCCGCTCGGAGGTGCCCGGCGACATGGGGGCGATGCGATCCTGGATCAGTTTGCCGATCTTTCGGCTCTTGTCGCTGGGGTAGCAGTGTACCCGCGTGCCCGCCACCTTGCCGTTGAAGCCGTTGGTGTGCAGGGCGATGTGCAGGTCGGCGGGCCATGCGTTGGAGTCGCGCACACGGTCATACATGCCGCCATACTGAGCGTTGACCACTTCGCAGCCGCAGCGCTTGAGGGCGATCTCCAGATAGTCGGCGCAGCGGTCCATCTGTTCCTTCTCGTTGGTGGTCTTGCCGTTCCACAGGGCCTCGCTGGCGTAGACGTTGCTGGCCCGATCCTCCGGGCTGAGGAATACCTTAGGCATTGTCGCCGCCCTCATTGGCCTTGTCCTTGTTGTACTGGGCCGTGGAAATGCCCAGCACCGCGCCCGCGAAGGCCGTCACGGCGTTCAGCGTCAGCACCACATCATCGGGCCGGGACCAGCCCCAGACGGGCGCCAGCGCGGCATACAGCGTGGCGATGGCGGGCAGCACGATCATCACCACCCACTTGAGGGTATCATAGATTTTGTCATTCAGCTTCATGTTCTTGTCCTTTCCGGGCTTTCGCCCTGTCCGTTATTTTCGGATCGGCAGCCTGCGCACTTCTTCCATCACGCGCTTGGCGCTGCCGTTTCCACCCATTTTTTCATACGGCGCGTACAGATAGTCGTTGAGGTTTTCGTATTCGTCCTGCGTGATCTCGCCCCGCTGGACGTAGGTCATGCCCAGATGGATGATCCGGTCATGGGCCAGCCCCACCAGCATTTTCCGCTCCGCGTCGTTTTTGTCGCTGCGTTTGGCTACCAGCGCCCACAGGCCGCCACTGGTCAGCGCGGCCACCACGATAGCGCTGATGGCCGGGATAATATACTGCCACATATCAGACCTCTTCCCATCCATATACACCCGGCTCCCACACGTTGTTGTCAATGGTAGACTGCCATGTTTTGCCGCCGTGTGTCACCTTGTCGCCCTTCATGTAGGGATTGGTGCTCTCAGGCTGTTGCCACTCGGGGATCACAGTCGGGTCAGGGATCAGTACTTTTGCCCACAGACTGACCGCGTCAGTTGGCGTCCACGTTCCCTGTGAGGTATGCCCCTGCAAACACTTATACAGCACGCCGCCATACAAGCATCTGTCACCTACCGCATAGGCCACGCTATCACTGCTCCACGGGCGATAGATCATCGGCGCTTTTACCGCTTGCTCATCAGTTAGGACGGCCGCTGCCGCATCCATGCTGGCGCGGATGGCCTGTGCCTGCTTCATGATGTCTGTTCTCATTCCAGTACCTCCACCCCCATCACTTGCAGCGCCGCCGCGTACTGCGCCGCCTCCATCTGGGCCGCCTCCGCCGCAGTCAGCACCTCCGTGCCGCCGCGCCAGAACTTCTCCCCGTCATAGGTGTCGCCCACCTCCACCATCCGCTCACCAAGCCGTACCGCGCCCGGCCATTCCCCCGCGTTCCGCTCGTTCAGCCAGATGATGTTAGTCACGATTCCGTTTTCCACTAGTGCGTAATTCATTGTGGTACCTCCTTAATTCTTGGCCTTGCGGATGATAGCGATGCCGCTGCCGCCCGTGCCGCCAGAGGCTCCAGCTTGTGGAAAACCGCCGCGGTTAGAACCGCCACCACCACCACCGCCACCACCGCCACCGCCGGTGTTTGCGGCGGCGCTGGTTCCATTTTGTGGTGGGAAGGCACCACCGCCCGTGCCGCCAGAGGCTCCACCGCCCGTGCCGCCAGCACCACCGGCAGTCGCGGCGAGATCACTGCCGACGAGATCGCCGCCGCCACCACCACCACCGCTACCGGCATATAATGTGGCACCTATTTCACCAAATTCATACGTTCCGTTGCTGCCGTTTTTACCGGCAGTGGCGTTTTGATCGTTATCATATTTATCACATCCAGATCCGCCATTGCCGCCGCTTGCGCCACCGCCTGAGGTGCTTTGCTCCAGGGCGCTGGTGTCGCCGTTGCTGCCGCCGATCACAATGGGATAGGAGACCCCCTTTGCGATCGGCAAGGCTGGGATGGTTTTGCACTGCCCGCCAGCGCCGCCGTTGCCGCCTTTGCCGCCTTGTCTGGCGGTACTACCACCCGCCCCAGCACTCCCCGACCGGCCACCGCCCACCAAAAAGAGATCCACCAGCCAGTCGTTGGCGATGACCAGTGTGCCGCTGGTGTAGAACTTGATCCGCCACTGTACGCCGGATACCGCGTCGCTGTCGTCAATGACTTCGCAGCTGCCTGTGTAGGTAAAATCCTCACCCAGAACGGGCACATGGTCGCTGCTGCCGCTGGCAGTGGCCCCGCCGCCAAATCTCATAATATTTGCCATTTTAATCTCCTCTCAATATGATCCGGATGGGCAGGTCGATGGTGGGCTTGGTGCCGAACGCTTTCAGGGACACCGTGTCTTCGTACTGATCGTTGTCCTGAATGTTGGCCGCCTGCAACGCGGTCAGCTGCGCCGTGGTGATGTCCAGCGCTGGCAGCAGCTCCTGATTGCTGGTGTCCGTCACACCCGTCACGCTCAGGTTGTAGATGTAGGGTGCGTTTTCGCCCATCCAACCGGAGGCCAGCAGCGTGGCCTCGGTCGTGGTGGGCTTGTCCGCTTTGGCGGCAAGATCGCCCTCTTGCGCATACCCGTCCAATTCGAGATACTTCTGGGGGATTTTGACGGGGATGGGGGCGGAGGTTACGCCGACAAGGTGACTGCCGCCCGGGGCATTTTCGTCCACAAAAAAGTATACGCCTTGTTCAGGGAATGTCCATGATTCAAAAACGATTGAAGATGCTTTTGCGACAACCGCAACCCCACCATCCATTTCAAGACTAACATACTCAGTTGTTTCACCTAACCAACTATTTTTTATTTTTATGGTATACACGATTCCATCAGATATAATAGAACATGTCCCATCCAATAATTGATCTGCGGAAAGTACCTCGTCCGAAATCTTCACAAAATACTTGGTATCATTCACCGGCACCGTCAGCCTGTTCCCAATCACGCCATCCCATGTGATGACGTACTCCGGTACGTCATATCCCCCCGGTCTGTTCTTCACATAGCCCGGGGCGGTATTGTCGTTCTGCTGCCAGTCGGGTTGTACCAGCTTCGCCTTGATCTTACCCCACAGGTACGCAAGGCCCGTATTGTCCAAATAGCCCATAGGGCACCTCCTTATGCGTCAGCCGTGATGGTGTCGATCTCCCCGTTGGTGATGGCCTCGACCTCAAACGCGGCACCCAGGGCGTCCCACGCCTCACCCGTCCAGGCGTAGTTCATGCCGGTGTCCTCCACGTTCCACACGTCGCCCACCTCGTTGCCCTCCGTGGGCAACAGGGAGTAGCTGGCCTTGCTGCCCTTGTACTTATACAGGCCGGAGATATCGCTTTTCTTGGCGTAGTCACTGGCCGGGGAAAACCCCGCCAGTTTGGCATAGTCCGCCGCCGACATCAGTCCCGGGGAACTGGCCGTGGCGTTCTCATAGGTGGTGTCGGTAAACACCGCGTTCTCCGGCACGTCCTTGCCCACCGTGTGACCGCCCACCTTTTCGGCGTTGTCCACGATGCCGTTGCCGTTGGTGTCGTACACGCTTTTCAGCATGTCGCCGCCGCCCGCGCTGGCCACGGAATCGTCCACATACTTCTTGGTGGCCGCGTCCATGTCCTCGGTGGGGGTGCCGGACAGCTTCAGCTTGCCGGTCATGGTGCCGCCCGCCAGCGGCACATACTTACTCAGCGCGGGCTTGATCTTGCTGTTCCACAGATACAGCAGACCGTTGGAATCCAGATATTTACTCATTTCAGCAACTCCTCTATTTCAGAATTTGTAAGGCTCTCCGCGATAGGTACTTTGGCGTACAGCGCCTGATCCGGCGTTACGCCCAGGTTGTCCCCGATGGTCTCAAAGGGTTTGTTCAGCAGCTCGCTCCACTCCGTCGCGCCGCCGGTGCCGCGGGGGATGACCACGCGGCCCACCAGCTCGCCGGAGGGCTGCCGCGTGCCTTTCAGCTCTCTCATGCCATCGTCACCTCTTTCGTCAACACAAGATCGCCGCACGGGATGACCGTATACACATCGTCCCCGCTGCGCAGTTCCACGTCGTACTTATAGGTGCCGTATTTCAGCGCCGCCGTGTCGCCGGGCTTCAGGTGAAAGATGTTGCCGCCCGTCAGCGTCTTTTCGATCAGCACTGCCGCCTCTTTATAGGGGTACTTCCGCACCGTGAAGATCAGCTTGTCGGTTTCCGACATGGCGTAATCCTCGCCGGTGGCGGAGTTGGTGATCTCCACCGCGATATCGGCGCTGTCTCCACGGGTCAGATAGATGGAGCCGCCGTCGATTTCCAGCATAGCGCCCTCCTTACTTCTTGCCCAGGATCACCGTCACGCTGTACTCCTTCGTCCTGGAATTGTACGCGGCGGAGGAATCCATGATCGCGTTGTAATCCCCCTGCACCGGCACGGGGATAGCGCCGTCGGCAATGTCCACCGTGGCGAATGTGCTTTGCAGCGTGCTCAAATCGGGCACGGCGGTGTCCTCCGCGCTTAACACCTTGCTCAGCGTGGCGTTCAGCGTATTGCGGGAGATGTTCTCTCCGAAAAAGCTGATGGTCACGGCGTTCTGGGTCTCAAGCCCTCTGTCAAATACGATCTGCATATGTTGCCCTCCTTACTTGTCGATGTAATTGATGCTGCTGATGACGCACAGTTTGTCGTAGTCGATCAGGCTCACCGTCTCGTGCCAGTTGTCCAGCACCAGAAGAAATCTCGCCTTTTCGTACTCCTCCGCGCCGATGATCGTCACGCTGTGGTCTTTGTAATACCCTCTGCCGTCCTTCCAGAGATTCAGCACAAGGGGGATATCCCGGCTTACGATGTCCTTGATGGAACTCCACGTCCAGCCGATGCCCTTGCCGTAGGCGCTCCTGGCCTTGCCGGGGATATTCCACCGCCGCGTGAACTCCCGCATGATGGCCTTGACGGCAAGGGGGTTGGTGCCCCACTTGTCGCCGTTGTAGCCGTACTTCTCGGCGATTTTTTCAATGTCACCGTAGTACCGCTCCCCGAAGATGCAGGCCAGCGAGGTGAGCGTGCAGTCCAGCCGCTTGCCGTAGTTCTTTTGCAGCAGCCCCTTCAGGGGGATCAGCTTTCGGTAGACCTGCTTTCCCCGCTTTGGGTACTCCAGCTCAAGCCATGAATAATCCAGTCTGTGTGCCATATGGGCCTCCTAACTGTTGTTGTAGTGGTTGATGGCGGCGTTCAGCGCGGATTTCAGCGAGCCGGAACCCTCGAACAGCGCCGCCTTGATCTGGTCGCCCTTGCTCTGGGTGCCTGGCAATGTGCCGTACCCCGTCCGGTTGCTGATGGCCGTCCGCGCCCCGTTGAACGTAGTGGCGTAGATGGTAGAGCCGGAAGAAACGCCGGAGTAGGAGTAGCTGTCACCCTCCGCCTCCGCCAGCTCCTGGATCTTCGCCAGCAGCTTGTTCCACCGCGTGGCAGACAGGTTGCTGATGGGCTGGCCCTTTTTGATCAGGTCGCCGTCCGTGCTGGCGCCGTCCCAATAGAACAGGTCGATGGCCGTCTTGGTGGCCACCAGTTCCGCATAAAACCGTGCCGTGCTGTAGCCATAGTACGGCTCGTCCATATCCCTTTCCAGCGTCGCCGTGGGCGTGGTAGCCGTGGAATTCTGATAGAAGTTGAACTTGTACGGTCGCCCGTACCCCGTGGCCTTTGCGATGCCTTTCACAGTAATGGTAGAATCCGAGTTCACATAGATGTCGTGGTACACCTTGTCCCGGATGTCCGCTTTCAGGGAGTTATCCACATACACGGAAGCGGAGTTGACGCCCGCGCCCAGTTTGATGTGCATGGTATACGTTGTCTTTTTCCAGATGGCGTACAGATTGATGATGGTGGGGCTGCTGGAGCTTTGCGATGTTGCGCTGATGGGGATCGTCGTGTCCTTGTAATACGTCGTGGCGTTGGAGGTGTAGCCCCAGCCCAAAAACGTATACCCCGCCCGATACGGCGTTTCCAGCGTCCCCACATTGAAGTTGATCGACGTGGTGGTACTGCTGGCCAGTGCGGTGTAGTAGTTGTCCGCGCCGCTCTGGTTGGTGAACGTGCCGCCGTTGCCCCATGCCCTCACACGGTACCAGTACGCCAGCCGCGTGGCCGTCAGAGCGATGTATCGCACCCCGTTAGATCGTACATAGCCGTCCCCCTCCGCAAAGTACTTCTTCACGGAGGAAAACGCACTGTTGGTATACTCCACGAATTGGTACGGCGCGCCATAGCCGCTTTCGTAGTTCAGGCCATACAGTACCGCGTCGGTACCGTCCCGCACCGACAGCACCGTGGATTGGTAGTCCGAGTTGATGTATCCGCTCAGCAGACCCGTACTTGTCGCGTTGGCGTACTGCATCCGGTAGCTGGCCACGCCGGTGCCCACGCGGAAGTAGATGCTGTTGGTGTCGTAGCCGCTGCTTCCTCCGGATGCGTACACCGTAATGCTTCGTTTGACGCTGGTGCCCACGGAAGGGTCTGACACGATGTTCCAGTCGTTGCCGTTGCTGGCGCATTTCGCCCTGGCGTTGGAGTATCCGCTCTGATAGACAATGCCGTCGATCCAGCAGCTTGCGCCGGTTGTGACAAACCACGCCTGATACACCGTGGACGTAATGGTCTTGGGGAACCGGTTATCGTTGCTGACGTGAACAACGAATGAGCTGATGCCTGTACCGCAGCGGAAGGAGATTTCAGTGGACATGGTTCACCACCTCACCCGAAAACCGCCGCCGCGCCGCTGCCGCTCAAAATCTGCGCCCACGTCTTGGACGTGCCGCCTGCCGATACACCGGAATAGGTCAGCTCCGCGCCGATAGCCTCGCCGGAGTACAGCCGCATCCCGCCGCCTACCGTCACGTCGTTGGTACCCAGCGTGCCGCTGAAAGATCCATCTTTGCTGTAGAAGTAGTCCAGCCGCCGCCCCGTGTCGGAGATGGCCGCCTGCGGCAGATATCCGCCGCTGGTGCCCCCGCCGCCGATGATCTTGTTGGCATACAGCGAGTCGATCTGCGCATTGCTCACCGTCAGGTTGTCGATGTTCGCGCCGTTGACGTGCAGGTTTGCCGTGTCGACCTGGTCGGCACTCAACTGCCCCTTCACGTTGGCGGCCTCCACCTCAAGGTTCGTCGCGTCGACCTGGTCCGCCGTCAGACGGCCCTTTACGTTGGCGGCCTCTACCTCAAGGTCTGTGGCGTCGATCTGGTCCGCCGTCAGCTTGCCGTTGACGTTGGCCGCGTTGACAAACAGCCCGTCCGCCGTCACGAATTTGCCTACGATGGAGCCGTCCTGCGTGATGGCCGTCTCATACGGGCCGTTGACGCCGGTGCTGGAAAAGCCCAGGCCGCCCATGTTCCAGCGCCACACGTTTTGCGCCGTCTCCATGTCCGGGCTGTCCATGATCAGGATCTCTGTGGGCTGCCCCTCGTCGTTGCGCTTGAAGATGACATAGCCGCCCTTGGCGCCGGTGATCCAGCCTGTGGCGTTCACAATGGCCGCCTGCAGGTCCAGACTCACCGGGATGCTGCGGATGTCCGCCGCCTGACCGGCGATGGTGTCGGCAATGCTGGAGCGGGCGTCGCCCACCTCCACGCTGTCGTACCGGTCCAACAGTACATTGTACGTGGTGGCCACGATCTTGGCCCGGGCGCTGACGCCCAGCCGCTCGAAGATCACCGCCACCGTGTCGCACAGCTCCACCGTCTCGCCCTCCAGCTGGGCGAAGCTCAGCGTCAGCGATACCTTCGGCACGCCCACTTTGTTGTCGGTGATGTAGTACTGCGCCGACGTCCGCAGCGCGTCCGCACTGGGCTGCGCGTCAAACGCGCTGGAGAGATCCAGCGGCAGCACCTTTACATAGTCGTAGGGTCCGGCCACGGCCACGGTCTTTTCCGGCAGCTCCACTGTGGCCTCGCCGTTGGTCCAGAAGGGGTACACCGCCGTGTACACCTCGGCGCAGTTGGCCTCCTGTGTCAGCGATGTCAGGTTTTTCCCGTACCGGATGGTCACGCCCCGATCCTCGCCTCTGGCCGCCCACAGCTTGACCGCGAACCGGTCGAACTCATACTCGCCGCCGTACACGTCCAGCATGCTGCCGGTGCTGCCGCCCAGCAGTGCCCGAATCGAGCACGGCTTTGCCGCCTGCAGCGCCGCCACGCTGGTCTTGTCCGTGGAAAAGGTGAACCCGTGGTCGCCGGGCACGGCGTTGGCGGCGATCTTCTCCAGGCACTGTGCCAGCCCCTGGGCCGAAAACGGCGAAAGGGCCACGCCCGACAGGTCGTAGCTGATGTGCCTGGCATACACCGTCACCATGCCGTTCATAGGCGACGAGACGCGGTAGACCCGGAAGGGCTGCGCCGCCCGGCCGGGGCTGGGCTTGGCCATGATCAGCGTCCGATGAGCGATCTCGCCGTAGTGCAGCCCCGCCACCGGGTATTTCATCTCCAGCTCGAAAGAGCCGTTGCGTTCCTCCTTCACCGTGCAGCTGGCGGCGTCAAACAGCACGCCCAGTCCGTTGTCGGCAAACGCCGTCTCTGTTGCGGGATATAGGATCGGTCTCATAGCGTCCACCACCTCGGCACGATCTTTACACCGGTGATGTTCCCGGACCAGCTGACGGCGGTCTTACCGGCCGGCAGCGAGGGAAACTCCGCCGCCTGAATGGTGTTGTTGCGGTTCGTGCTGCCGCTGTAGGCGTCCTGCTTTTCGCAGTCCAGCACCAGCACGCCGCTGGGCATGCGCTTGATCTCCACGCTTACCGTCCCCACCGTCAGCACCCCCGCGCCGGTACCGTACACCGTGATAAGCGGCAGCGCGGCAAAAGATGTGGGGTTCTGCAGCTGCTGGCCACTTTCCAGCGTGATCTCCGCCTCGCCGGTCAATAGCCAGCGCTGGGGCTGGCAGTCGAATACGACGTCAAATTCGGCCGCCCGCCCCTGTGCCTTGATCTCCGGCTCCAGCGCCGCCTTATACTGCGCCATGCGGTAGTGGGCCGTGTCATAGCCGTCTGTCAATCGGTGGTACCCGCGTCCGGACAGCAGCCACGCCCGTAGACCCTCCATGTTGGCCTGTAAGCCCCTGGGGACGAAGCAGGGATATGTCACCGCGACATTCTTGTACCGGTCGTGGTCGATGATAATGTCGCCGCTGCGGCCGGGGATCTCGATGTTCTCCACGTCCCGCTCCGGCGCGCCGTAGGTGCCGGAGCCGGAGCAAATCACGCCAAACTCCGTGCAGCTGCGCCCATCCAGGGCGAACTCACGCTTCGCCGTCACGCGAACACCGCCTCCCTTCGGTCCACAGCCGCCTGCATCTTGTCCATGATCACCTCGGCCAGCGCGTCCACATCCTGCCCCGGCGCGCCGTATACCGTGATGTTGACGCCGCCCAGGTTCCGGTTGTTGACCACGCTGCTGCCGCCCAGCGGCTGCACCACGGCCTTGCCGCCGGTCAGCGTCAGCAGCTCCGGCCCGGCCTCGCCCACCACGGCGCTGCCCCGGGACAAGATGCCGCCGTTGGCCAGATAGGGGATGCTTCCCACATGCCGCAGGTTCAGCCCGAAGCTCTTGCCGCCCAGAAATGGCACCCAGTCGGGGATGGAGAAATGCAGGCTGTTCAGCGCGTCGATCATCTTGTTGATGCCGTTGATGGCGCCGTTCAGCAGCGCGATGATGCCGTTGACGGGGGCCTTGGCCAGCGCCGTCAGGCCCTTGAATACGCCGCCGAAGATCTCCTTCACGCCCTCCCAGGCCCGCTGCCAATCGCCGGTAAATACGCCCCGGATAAAGTCGATGATGCCGTCAAAGGTTTGCTTGATGCTGTCCCAGATGTTCTTTACGTTGGCAAAGAACCCGTTCAGGATGTCGCCCAGCACCGGGCCGAACACCTCCGTCCAGTCCCGGGCAAATACGCCCTGCAGCCAGTCGTCCAGCTTCTGCAGCGCCGCCTGGATCTCGTCGCCGTACACGGCAATAGCCGCCACAGCCGCCGCCACAGCCGCCGCCACAGCCGCCGCCTCGATCAGCACGATGGGATTGGCCGCCACAAAGGACGTCACCGCCCCGAAGATGCTGCTCAGGCCGCTGGATACCGCCGGCAGTATCGTTGTCAGCGTACTCACTGCGCTGCTGATGTTGGCGATCGCGCCCGCCACCGGGGAAATGGCCGCCACAGCGCCCGTGGCGATCACCGCGAACTTTGCCCCGCCGGGCAGGTGATCCCAGATGTTCTGCAAAATCGGGATGATATTGTCCGCCATAGTCTGAAACGCGGCGATCATGTTGTCCGTCAGCTGGCCCACGTCGGCGTTGGCGTCGCCCATACCTGCCAGCAGGTTGCTGACGGAGGCCTTGAAAGCGGCGATAGAGCCGGAGATCGTCCCCTCCGCCTCCTTGGCGGTGGTGCCGGTAATGTCCATCTCCTCCTGGATCACGTGGATGGCGCTGACGATGTCGGCATAGTTGCCGATGTCGTACTTGACGCCGGACAGCGCTTCCGCTTCCTCCAGCAGCCGCTGCATTTCTTCCTTGGTGCCGCCGAAGCCCAGCTTCAGATTGTCCAGCATGGTGTAGTTCTGCTTAGCAAAGCCCTGATAGGCGTTCTGGATGCTGCTGATGTCGCTGCCCATCTTGTTGGCGTTGTCCGCCATGTCCGTGATGGCCATGTCCGCCATGTCCACGGCCTTTTTGGTGTCGCCGCCCAAGCTGCTCACCAGCGACGCGGCAAAGCCTGTGGCCGTCTCCATATAGGCATTGGCGCTCAGGCCAGCTGTCTTGTAGGCATTGTTCGCGTAATTCACCAGCGTCTTGGCGTCGCCCTTGAACAGCGTTTCCACGCCGCCGATCAGCTGCTCATAGTCGGCGTAGCTGTCCACGATCTTCACCGCCACTCCCGCAGCGGCGGCAAGCCCGACCTGCGCCGCCCGGGAGATGCCCGCCGTGGCGTCTGCCACCTTCCGGGCGCCGCTGGCCACCTTGTCCGCAGTTGCACCGATCTTCTCAAGAGCGGTGTTGGACTGGTTGGCGGCCTTCGTCAAATCATCCAGCGAGTTTTCCGTCTCGATGATCTCTCTCCGGAGGGCCTGGAACTGGGCGCTGTTTTCATCAACGCCCGAGTCTTTCAGCTGTTTCTCGGCGTCCTTCAGCTGCTCCAGCTTGTCCTTGGTCTCCCCTACGGCTTTGGATAACAGCTGATGCTTTTGCCGCAGCAGCTCCGTGTTTCCGGGGTCAAGCCGCAGCAGCCGCTTGACATCCTTCAGCTTGGCCTGGGTGTCGTTGATCTCCTTGTTGACCTTCTGCAGCGCTTTGTCCAGCCCGGACACGTCGCCGCCGATCTTAACGGTAATGCCCTTCACCCGACTGCTATTTGCCATGCGTCCACCTCCTTACTTGGGAAAAAATGCGTCGATATCGGCCTGTGTGGCCTTGTAGGGGTACTTGTGCTGGTCATTGGCCTTTTCCGTGCACATATCGTAGACCATGCCCATGGTCATCCCCGTCAGAGCCTCGTCAGACAACCCCAACTGAGCGCAGCGCAGCATGAACTGCGCCCCGTTGGGCTCGCGGGTTGTCTGTCTCACTTTTTTGCCGGTGTACTGGTCGTCCGCTGGTTGACATCCCACAGCTCCAGAATCACCGGCAGCACGTCGTAGACCGAGAACACGCCGTCCAGCTGATCCAGCCACTCGTCCGGGCTCTGACCTACCACTACGTCGCCGTTCATCAACACCCGGCCGGACTCCGTGTCCTTAAACTCCGCGCCGTGCTTCAGCATCACCCACGCGATGTTCTCGAAGATCTCCAGATCCATGGCCGTCATGGCGGCTACATTCTGTCCTTCTTCGTCCGCGCCCGCCTTTTGAGCCTCCAGCGCGGCGTTATAGGATTTTTTCAGCGTCGCCATGTCCCGGATGATGTCCCGGCCGATCAGGTGGCGATAGAGCCGCGGCACCAATGCCGAGGCTCGCAGCGTGACGGTCTTGCCGTCGATCGTCACCGTTCTTTCCATTACGCAGCCCCCTCCACGAAGACCTGGTCAAACCAACCGTTCTTGGTGGCCTCCGGCGTCTCAGACGTGGTGCGCGCCATCACGTTGCCGTTGCCCAGCGGGGCGGCGGAGATGGTGCTGCTCTGGGTCTGGGGCTCCTTGGTATCCTCCTTGGTCTTGGCGGCGATGGCCGGGCGGGTGCCCGTGCAGTTATAGAGGACGTAGCAGTCCTCGTCCGCGTCGCCGTCGATCTGGAACAGCAGCGCAAAAGCCTTGGCCTCCGTGTTGGCGTTCTCCGTCAGCACCTTGCTGGTGGTGCCCAGCGTCATGCCCCACACGTCCTGCAGCATCTTGTCGATGATGCGCGCCATCTCCAGATCGCCCTCGTAGCCGTTGTTTACGGGGCTCTGGTAGTAAACGATGCCGTCGGCGTAGAACTTGGTGATCTCGCCCTGCTGCTCCAGATTCAGGTTCACCGCGCCCGGCACCGCCACCGGCGTGCCCCAGCTGTAAGTGGTGGCGCCGCCCGTTTTGGCTTCCGTCAGCACGGCGTAGTGCACGTTTTTCAAATTAAACTGGACTTTATTTTCGTTTGCCATAATCACACCTCAAATTCATAGATGATTGCGTATACTCGTTCGTCCTCCACCCAGCCCTCCGTCTTGGTGTAGGCGATCTCCGCGTCCTGTAGAACGGTATCCACGGCGGCCTCCAGGGCCGTGTCCTTCTCGGCGGTATACAGCGCTGCCTCGATGGCCGGGCAGGTGTAGTACACCACGCCGTCGGCATAGAATGGATTGTCGTTCTTCACCTGATAGGCGATCCGGGGCAGGGGAGAGCGCGGCCCTCTGGCGTTGTCCTGCCGCCATTGGTGATAGGCCACCGGCAGCCCTGTGCCCTTCAGCACAGCGTCTACTTGCGCCAGCGTCATGCTCAGCCGCCTCCTTTCCGCTCGATACCATCTTTGATGTACCGCTCCAACTTATCGGCAGCGGCGTCCGCCGCCGGCCGGATGTGGACAAAGGCCTTGACGCGGCCCAGCGGCTTTTTTCTAACGATCAGGTCGTGCCCCTTCTCCAGCAGATGCGTCAGCCGGTAGTGGGGCGCTTTGGCGTACACGACCTTCGCGTAGGCGTACCGTCCGCGCACTCCGGCGTCCAGCTTGGACGCCCAGCTTTTCCGGTAGTCGCCCGTGCCGCCGATACCCGCCGCCGGGATATCGTTGCGGACCTCGGCCACGGTCTCCCTGGCCACTTTGTCCACAGCGTCCTTCATGACATCCAGCGTCACGCCCCGGTATTCCTCAAGGACATCCATTACGGCGTCCGACAGCTGGTCGATGTTGATGCTGCCGCTCATCCCCGCACACCGTCCTTCATTTCGAGATAGAGCTCAATATCCCACCCGTCGTTGACGGGATAGGTGCGGTAGATGCTGTAACGCTGAGCGCGGTAGTCGGCCTCGGTCTCGCCCCGGTAGTCGACGAAGGGTACGGTCACCACCAGCTCCGGCTTGTGCCCGGCCGCGCCGGCAGCCGCCCACTCGCTGCGCCGGATGCCTCCGGCCTCGCACAGCACCCGCCGCCGCTTTTCCGGCCCGGTCTTGCGAAATACACCGATCTCGTCCTGCGTGCCCGAATCGGGCACGATCAGGTAAAGCACATCAAACATTGCCGCCCTCCGTTGCCTTCCGCACCGCCCGGTCGTTGATGGCCACCTGCAGCGCCGGAGGCTTCCGCAAGCCCGGGTCCTTCTGGCTGCGCCACAGCCACCCGGCGTAGAGGATCACCAATGTCTGGTCGCCCTCGTCCTCCGTGTCGGCCCCGAACTTGTCGATGGCTGTCCGCAAAAAGCCCTCCAGCAGCTCGTCATAGGCGCAGGACGTCAGCGGCAGGCTCAGCTTCAGCCGCATCAGCAAAATTTCCATATCCATGGCATTTCGCTCCTTTCTGCCGCAAGGCGGCGGACTGATTGTTGCTCCCGCTCAGTCCGCCGTCTCTTGGCCGTTATCAGCTGCCGGCCTTCTTAGCCGTCACGACGGTGAAGCCGCTCTTCACCGTCACGTCCACGTCGGCGGTCACCTCGCCGCGGATGGTCAGCAGGCCCTCAGCGAACTTGTAGCTGCTGTCCACGCGGACGTCAAAACCGCCCCACAGCGCCAGCTCCGCATTGGAGGGCACGCCGTAGAACATGGTCTTGGCGGCAGTAGTGGCCAGCGTCAGGGTGGACAGGGACTTGATGTCCTTGCTCAGGCAGTACCGGCAGCTCAGGCCATTGTTGTCCTTGATGATGCCGGTGCTGGGGTTGGCCGCGTTGGGGGTGATGGAGTACACCGGCAGGTACTCGTTCTTGCCGCGCACCGCCGCAAAGGCCTTCAGGTCTTCCTTGGTCAAAAACAGCACGCCCACGCCGCCGGTGTCCTCGTCTCCGCCATAGCTGAGAATGATGTTGCTCAGCAGAGCGCCGTCAAAGAATGCAGCGCCGGTGGTGGCGGATGCAGCAGCGCTCAGATCCATGGAGTTGTTCAGGCCGGATGCCAGGATAGCCGTCACGGCCACGGTGTTCAGCTTGCGGCGCAGGCTGCGGCGGGCGCTCTCCCGCACCTTCTCCTCGTAGTTCAGCGGCGTCTGCTTGGCGATCTCGTTGGAGATGTAGCCGATGGTGCCGTAGTTGCTGGGGGTCAGCTCCACACTGCCGAAGGTGGGCTCACCCTCGGTGGGGGCGCTGCCCTCGGTGATGGCCGCGGCGTCCGCCGCGTCGCCGGACAGATAGACCACCTTGTAGTTGGCCATGCCGGTGCAGTCCGTGACCTTCAGCAGATCCACTAGGCTGCTCACGCCCACAAAGCCGTCGTTGATGCCGTCCACACCGGTGGGACCCACCACGCCGGTGGCGCTGGTCAGCAGGGGAGTGGCCCGCAGCAGGCTGCGCACGTCGCGGTAGACGTGGCGGCCGGTGCGCTGGAACTCCTGTGCCTCCCGCAGTTCCATTCCGCTGTCCTGGCGGCCGGGGGCGCCATTGCGGCCCTCGCCGCCGTTACTGGCGGCC